TTTCTTGCCGACTATCGCGATATATAAAAGGTTTGGGATCCTTTGTCTCGTAAAATGAATTTATAAGAGAAATGTCATTATTCGTCATCTCCACTCCGGTTATCCTTATTATTTGGCCGCCGTGGATGACAGGCGATTCTTGCACAAAGATCCCGCCTAGCATTTGTTTGACCATTGTCCTCGGCCTTGGCCTGTGTGCATCAGGATCAAAATCATAATGATAGCGGAGGAATATTTCTATCTCCTCCGCTGTGCCTCTGTTGAATATGAGGGAATAATAGTCCATTTGCTATCCCTCCCGCACTGTAACCGGTTGCCACTTATTAGATTTTGCATTAGCACTCGCAATTCCGGCTTCCACGCTGCTCCGGATACGTTTTTCCAAATCACGTTCTGCCAAAAGGCTCCCTGCTGCATTAACGCTGACGTTGATATTATAAACAGGAGCAACAGCGTTTGATGATGGAACCCCGCGACCCATATATGAACTGGGCAAAGTGACCTCTTTAAAATTTGCCGTCGCAAAGTCTATATCCATTTTGGCAACGGACGCTTTTACTGAAATGCTTTTTGGGCCGCCGCCAAATAATCCACCTAATAAGCTGCCAATCATCGCCAATGGGCCGAGGAATGGCATGGCACCACTGAGCAATCCACCACTTGCTGTGCTGGCCGCTGTAGCTGCTGCCCCTTCTCCGGCATAGATTGCCTGCATGAGGCCGGCTGTATTTTGTGCATAATCTTGTTTTCCGCCGCCGAATAGTCCGCTAAGAGAATTAAATAGACCGCCAAACATATTCCCGGCTTTGGTTGGTTCAAAATTTATAGCCTTCAAAATGCTGTCGGCAAGAGAATCATAAAAGGCGATCTTAATTTTATCGGCCAAATAGCTAACAAACCCATCTGCAAACCCTTTGCCCCTTTCGAATCCATCACGGATCGAATCAGAAAGAGCAAATTTATATTCCTCGTATAGTTCTTCTGCCTGTCGTTTACGCTCTTCAAATATCTCTTGGGCATCTGCCTCCGCTCCGGCCTCACTGATAGCGTTTGCCATCTCCAGCAGCTTCTCCCTCGTTTCATCCAAGACCCCATTTTGTTCTGCCATTTCGCGCAGTTTCTCCGCGAATTCCTCCCATTCCGGTAAAGCTAATGAGGTCATTTCAGTAAGCTTCTGCTGGGCTTGGGCTAATAGGCCCGCAGCATTAGCCGCGTTTTTCTCCGCCTCTGTTACGTCTTCCCATTCTGCCGCTAATTCCCATGCTTGCTGTGCCTCGTTTTCCAGCCCCATTTCTTCCATTTTTAGGGCCAGGATTGCAAGCTGGGAGAGATTGCGGTTTACAAAAGTTTCTCTTAATTGTTCTAACTGAGCCAAAAGATTTTCTTTTTCTTGCTGGTTTTCGATGGCCTTTGTATATTCCGCGACTGCTTTCTGTGCAGATTCATATTGCTGTATTAGGTTTCCCATTGACGTTTTTTGCGGATCTATTCTGTGTGTAGTTAACTCAATGAGAGCGGATCTCAACTCGTTGGCCCTGGTGGATACAGTTTGTAATGATACTCCGAAAAGTTTTTCTTCTTGGTCGACCTTAGCGAGCCGGTCTCGCAAACCGTTAAGGTATTTTTGGGCATCGAATTTTACTTCTTCTTCTTCTTTTTTTTCTTCTTCTTTTTTTTCTTCTTCTTCTTCTTCCTTCTTAGTTAGTTCTGCTACCCGTTTTTTCGCTCTGTTCAGGCCATCTTCTATCTTTCGGAACGCCTCTTCATCAAATGGATAAGGTTCTATGACGGCCAGCCCGCGTTTCCGTGCTTCCTCTGCCATCTTGACCCTTTCCTGGTAAAGTTTGCGCTCCTCTAATTGGATATTATATAGTTTTTCATATAACTTCAATGATTCTTGGGCCTGCTTCAAATCAGCTTTACTAAGGTCCCTATTAAGGGCCGCGCCTTCACGACGCAATTTCTGGAATAACACAGTTAGTGAAGCCAATGTAGCGATTAATATCGCGAATGGCCCTGTTCCGGCAGCCGTAATACCCTTTATAGTAACGCCAAGTGTGGCTAATGCGCCCTTAAAATTTGCCATCTTGATAATTAATCCCATAAACCCGCTAGTTAATAATGCAAGTACCCCAGTCATCAAACCCGTTTGAGTTATAAAAGACCTTAGCTCAGGGTCTATTTTATTGTACGCTTTAGCCGCATCTACTGCTTTGTTTGACATCTCCAACAAATGCGGGACTACCTCAGCAGCAATCTGCCTGCCTACCCCAGCTAGAGATGCTTTTAAAGCAGTCAGTTGATCATCAAGCGCTTTAAGTGCTTCGGCCGTCTCCTCGTCCATAACATAGCCGAGATCCCTGGCTTCCTGCATGAGATTGCGGATTTCATCCCCACCCATGCGGAGAAACGGGACTATCTCGGCGCCAGACCGTCCGAAAAGCTGCATTGCCGCTGCAGTCATTTCTGTTTCATTCCGCATATCTTTGAAACGGTCGGCTACATCAAGCATTACATCTACCGAATTCCGCAATTGGCCATCTGATTTTGTTACTGCAATCCCGAGTTTTTCGAATGCATATCGGGCTTCCCCGGTCCCTCTCGAAGCATCGGACATGTTCCTGGACAAACGAAGAATAGCTGTTGCTATTTTTTCAAGGGACGCATGTTCTTGATCCGCCGCATAACCAAGCTCCTGTATTTCCTCCCGGGTTAAGCCTGTTTGTTTTGCCAATTTATCGGCGGCATTTGCAGCTTCAACCGTCTTCATCGTTATTGCTACCATACCGCTAATAATAGCAGTTCCAGCCGCGGCCATAATGCGACTGGTAGTTTTTAACGATGCCCCAATACCAGAAATATCTTGTGCAAGCCCACGAGCTTCTTTTTTCGTTTCAGCGAATGATTTTTTTACCTCGTTTATATCACCTACTACTGCAACTGCTAATTTCCCGATCAGGCTCATGGTTTTCACCTCTCATGACAATACGGGGAGGTCAGCGTCTGATGACCCCTCCCTCCCCATATGCCTCATGGTACGATTTGCGATCCACTCCATCATCCTGGTTCTTTGGTGATTCCCCTGTATAATGCTCTACCATAAAATCATAGTACATACACATTTGTTCTGGTGTCATGTGATCCAAAATAAATTCTGGGGTTGCCCACGCATAGTGGTGCCCCAGGTCAGCAAAAATACGCCCCAGGTCTACTGGTCCTTTTGGTCCGCCAGAGCCGCCTGGAGCCTTTCGGCGTTTTTTTCGATACGTTCCTTATATGGACGGAGAATAAATGTAAACATTTCTATCACTTGATCTGGTGTTAGATTGTCCATCAGCCAATCCCTGGTAACCCAAGGCGCAGATGGCTGACAAACCTTTTCGAGGATGGTATACATCATTTCCTCTACTATTTCGCTCTGTTCGTCATTGGGGTTTTTGGCAAATTCGACCGACGCTTTCACGAACTCGATCATAAATTTGTCCATCTCCAGAGATGTCCTCACGGTTATCCGCGAAACATCAATCCGGTGTTTCCTGCTTTTCTGTAATTTGGGAAAAAGAGTATAGAGAAGGCGGGTGAACCCATTCTTAGGCTTCGCCTTCTCTGTTAACTCGATGTACCTAGGTCGTGGGATAATGGTATCTAGGTTTAATATCTCAAGATCTGGCTGCATAGATTATGCCCCCTGTTCGTCGATAATTTCGAACAATTGATCGCCAGTAGCCCGCGTGACGTCCTTCCGGCCGGTTAGGGAGATAGGAACCACATTTAATTCGCCACTTTCATCTGCATTGAATGTGATTGAGATCCCTTGAGTGGCCCGGGCTTTATAAACGGTAATTTGAAACTTTTTCCCTTGCGCATTGGTATTGGTCAGACGCACCACTTTGGGGTTGATCGTAAGCCGACCTCCAGAGGTCATACGGAAATGGGAAGCGGGGGTATAATTATAATCTATAGTCAATACCTGGTCCTCGTCTGTGATTATCGTGGTTTCAAACACGATAATACCCCACTCGCCACGCTCATTTTGAGCAATAATATAGTCTGACTCTTCTGTCAACTGGCCCGCTGTACTACCTGATACGCTATTAATGGTGATTTTAGAGCCGTCTGCGTTTTGATTGGCGACCCGGATGAATTTGTTAAATGACCAATCACCGTTGTCTACTTGCTGTTCGGCGCCCTCGATTTTTGTCCCGGGAACTGATGCAAAATCATCATAATTCCCGCGCAGGTTGGCAAGTTTCTGTAGGTCGATCTCAAGCAGATCGCCACCTACCCGGCATTGATGGTTACGGGTAGTCAATAAAACCTCGCCTGCGTTATCCGTATCCTGCCAAACTTCCTCCCACGATTCCTCAAATACAACATTTCTCATGCCACCCAAGTCCACCAGTTGATTAACCGAATCGCCTACTTCAAATTTCGCAGACCCGATCCTGAAAGATTTTGAGTTTTGAATTACAGTCTGTCCCACTATTATCACTCCTTATTCGATTTTGTGCGATGTACCATTAACCACAACCCGATCTTGGTACATCATAAAAACATCCACCGCTATTTGGTGGAGTTTAGTGTTATTTTCATAGTCACCTTGTTCATTATCAATCGTAACATTAGCGACCGGGAATTCTCCCATCATCCCTTTGTAACGCTCCAGCATATCAACCTCGATTTGCGCCATTTCCCTCGCGACCGAATATGAGGGGGCGAAATTTGAAATCTGGTAACGCGGCCGCTTATATGGTACATCCCCGAGGTGCCCGGGAGATATGCGGTATATACAAATGTATGGCGCTTTTGTGTTTTCTGGAGCAACGCCGACGAAAATTCTTTGGCCTACAATGTCCGAGAGTTCTGCAGATGATAATAAGTAAGTTTTTAGCGCTTTATCTATCGTCGTTTTTTCTGCCGTCATTCAATCACCTCACACATCGAACAAAACCTCCTCTATAGCATCAATTGCTATATCCAAGGCTTTGCCGTCCACAGCATCGCGGTATACCTGGGCAATTTTTTCTTGGACAGCTTGCTGGTTATTATCGAGCGCCGGACGGAGAAACGGATGTGGCGGAGCTTTGCTGGTGCCATTTTCGACTAGCCGTCCATACCAACCATCATATCTCGCTCGCTTGCCAACGGTCGGACCAATAACAGCTACAACCTCTCCTGGAGTTTTTCGTTTGGCGATCTTATATTTAATTGATCGCTTGAGATTCCCGGTTTCTACACGGCAATTCTCTTTTGCAGCTTTTGTTACTATTTTGGCTCCTTCGCGAGTAGCGAGGACCATCGCCCGTTCAAACCGTTTCTCCATTTTGTCAATGGCTTTTTCCAGGGCTTCCAGCCCTTCAATTTTCATAGTGATCATTCGACCACTTCCTTGACATTGATATAAAGCCATTGTCTCTTGCCGTCAATGTCACGCGGCGGACCGTCGAGGTCGAACACGCGCTCGCCCCAGATGATTTTATGCGACGATTTTATGCCTGTTCGGTAGCGGATCTTAAATTCCCCCGTCAATTCGGCATTGGTTTGCCGTGCGGCGAAGAATTCCCGGCCTGATAGATCCCTGTAAGCTGCCCAGACTGTCGCCACGGTGTTCCATTCCTCGGGTGGTTTCAGCACCGGATCGCCGTAGTCTCCAGAACCGTAAGTGGGTTCCGCTATTTTGATTTTGTGACGCAGCGCGCTCATGTTACCACCGCCTGTTTTTCCTGCAGCGCCTTGGCGTGTAGTTGCCCAATCAGGCCCAAGACCTCTACGCCCTTAGCTACTCCGACCATGCCAGGGTCATCAAACCAGCGCCTTAAAAGCACCCGTGCGGCCATTTTTGCGTCCGGATCAATTTCTTCTTCTGCACCCCAATCTTTCCCGGTCGCGTTTTTAAGAAAGCCGTCAATGCCCGGCAATAGTATTTTTGTCACGTCGCCGGGCATTTCATCCGGGGAATCATATCCCAGAACATCAGCAGCATCCTGGGGTGTTAAGATAGGCATCATCACACCCCCTTATTTCTTGGTGGTTCTCGTTTTTTCGGCTGTTTCTGCTTCAACCTTTTTTGAGGCTGTTTCGATTTTCTCATCCTCTATCTTCGCGCCGCCGAGAAAACCTTTCTCTTGCAGCTCTTTGATGCGCTTGGTATTGTTTGATTCGTAATACCCGCCGCAGTTATACGGCTTTCCTGTCACTTTATCGGTAAACGACCGTTTAACAGGGAACTTCACGAAAACACCTCCTTATAAAAGGGACTACCCCTGCTTTGTGGCAGGGGCAGTCATAGCCGATTAGATTTAAGCCTGAGAAGCCTTCTTGATGCGGAGGAAACCATTCTTGGAAACGACGTTTCCGCCTACAAACACGCTCCCGCGGTGGGCGATCATGCCTTGCTTAAACTTATAGTCTTCGCTGCGCTTAATTTCCAGATCAGAGAAGATGGCTAGCATATAGTTGGAGAGCGGGCCATAAGCCATACAGTAGTCGTCTGCCTGGGTGCTGGCATCCGTCAAGGCATTACAAGCGCTGTTGATGATAAACGGAATTCCGTCAATCGTGCCGGTGTTGCCGTTGGTCTTGATGTCATGGAACTTCTTGCCGTCAGTGGTACGAAGTCTGGAGAATGCCTTGAGATCTTTTTTGTTTAGGATCAGGACCGCCGCGTCCTCAACTTCCTCATCGCCCCCGAACGAAAAGACAATCTCATCCAGGGTGTTGTTGTCGATTGTCGCAAGAGACAGATCAGTCGCAGAGTCAATTGCGGTTGCCGCCGCAGAGAAGATACCAACTAACTCATTGGTTCCGCCCTGCCCGATCAAGATCTCCCTGGCGAGCTTTTTACGCACTGCGATCTGGATGCCTTTCTGCACCTCGGCATCATAAGCGGCCGCAGGAAGTCTCAGGACCTCCTCGGAATCTTCGGCGTAGGCGGTAACTTTTGACTTGTTGATCTCGGCATAACCAAAGATGGGCTCGGCCTCAGTGTATTCCTGCCCTTCTCCAGTGTAACCGCCCTCTCCGTAACTCGTAACATAGGGTTGCGTGAAGCTCTCGCCGCCAAGAAGCGGTTTGAGGGTTACCCGGTCAATCAGAGAAGATACTTCGCCAAAAGTTGGCCTAATATCGCTCGCCTGGTGCTGGGGAAGGATGATGTCGCTAGAGCTGACCGTTACCGCGCGTTTCTCCTTCAACGCCTTCCCTCGCTTTTCAGCCTCTTCTTTTTCTTTGGCGCGTTTCTCTTCCTCAGTAGAGGCCCGCCCAGTTCCGAGACCGAACGCAGCCAAGATCTCTGTGGGTCCGAAAGGACTGGCCGTTCGTTTTTCGACACCTTTGTCGTCCTCATCTCGCTCTTCTTGAGTTTCTTTGTTGCCATCGGTCTCTTTTCCCTTAGCTTCAATGGCGTCAATCATGCTCCGCAGTTCCATGATTTCATCGTTTAGAGCTTCAAGCTCGGCGTTAATCGACCGAAGCTCCTTGATGTCTTCCGTCTCATTAATCTTTTTACCGAGTTCTGTTTTTCGCTCCTCTTTGGTTCTCAACATCTTCAACATCTTGTCTTTCATTGTACACACTCCTTTTTAAAAGTATTTTTTCAGCAGTAAAGATTTGTATTTTTCAATGTCCTCCCGAGTCGCCTCCGCGCCTCGCAAAGCCTCCGCTTGCTTTTTAGCAGCCTCCGCCGCTTCTATCTCGTACTGGGCCTTCGCCCAGTTGCGAGCACTTAATGATGTCTGCTCATAGGCCGCCCAGGTGACGGCTGAAACGTCATAAATCCGCTCAATTTTCAAGATGGTTCTCGTGTGGGTCTCGCGATCGTAAAAATCCTCGCGAACCTTGAAGGCGAAGCTCATTTTGTCGTAGAATCCGTTCCTGATGTCCTCGTAGAGCTCCCGGCCTGTTGCGTTTTTGCTCAAGTCGGCCTCCATGTACAGACCGTCATGGCGCAAAAACAACTTGAGCGTCCCGTTTTTAGTTTTGGCCGCGGGCTTTCCTTCATGGTCGATATTCAGGACAACATCGTCCATCTTCGCCTCGTCCAGGGCACGAGAGTCGATAACCTCTTTATATTGGATTCCGTCATATTCCCAAAGCACGGTTTCAACTCCGAAGATAACAGGTTGCCCGACCACAATCATATCCCCGCCTTCGGCTTGCTCTCGTAGCTCAAAACCAAAATGCCTATAGGTGCGGTCTTTGGTGATCATTTGTATCACTCCTTTGCAAAATAAAAACACTCGTCAGAATGTTACTCGTTGGCTTCTATTCTCGGTGCTCCAGCGCGTTTCAGCTGGTATTCGTCAGCGATCTCGGTGGATACGTAGTTCAAGGAGATTGTCCTCCGCTTTCCTTTTCCATCCGGGAGAGGGGGGTAGCCGAGAATGTGCAATTTTTGGTCGTCGGTTAGGAGTCCTTGTTCTCCGGCAATTTTTATAAGTTCGAGTTTTGATTTGGTGCTGAGATACATCATGTGGCGATGGTAAAAGACTATCTCATTGCCGTGGCTTAATTCGTTGGGAGAAAACAGCGCCTTAGTAAACGCCTGCCCCAGGCTGATTATGAGCGCTCCAGTGTTTTTTCATACCAAGCCTGGTAATCTTCATCCGAAAAGTCGCCAGACAATATTTTTATCGGGACTCCGTACCAGTTGAGGATTTTGTCTTGCAAGAAGGCCAGGGAGTCTTTATCGATGAGTTTCGGGTCTGGCTTCAAGTCGATATAATCACCCTTTAGGTCCATCGGGAGAATCCCTGACTCGCCGGAGCTGATGGCTTCTTCGAAGCGTTTCCTTTCTGCCTTTTGTTTGTCATCGTCTAGCATTGTGTTGATTTTTAAAATACCCCGGACAGAAAGGCTAGTCTTAATTGCTTTACCAAGACCTTGCAGTACGGTGTCATTTATCTCCAACACTTTTAGTAGTGCCTTGTTGTCCGGTTGTCCGTTTCGCCCTCCGCCCATGATGTCGTTGACCGAAAATTTCTTGCGTAGGTGAATCACGTCTGCATACTTGAGCGTAAAGCTGTTCCCACCAGCAAACTCCATTTTGACGAACAGTTGATTAGCGGCGTCTTGAAGAAACGTAACGGCTGTCGGGTTAAGCGGAATAAAGGCGGCATACTCCCGGATTTTCTCTCCTCTACTATTGGTGGTTTCTCCTAACACCGGATAGACGAAACAGTTATAATTCATGTACAAGAGCCAAATGGTTTTTTCAAGAAAGTCCCGGGTGGTCATCAGCGGATTAGGCGCGAACTTGAAAAGTCGGTTGATGCTACTTTTCGGAACCGTTTGTCCTCCCTCGTTATCCGTCCTGATATGCCGGGGTTGCAATTTGCTGATTTCGGTCGCAATGCAGTCGATAGCCATCTGGACAACGTCTGAGGCGTAGACGTTCTGCCCGAACTGAGAAAACACCGGGTAGCTACCATCCAGCATCTTCGCGTACTGCATCTGTCTGTTGGTTTCCCTGTTTACAAAACTACTCAAAAGCATCTAATCACCGCCTAGCCATCGCTTTCCTGTGAGCTACCAGAT